GATAGACAATAACAGATCCAGAATCCATGATAAAAACTGCAAAATCGTCCGGGCCGTTTCCAGCATCGATCGTATATGAGTGGAACGATAGCAGCTTGCCACCGGTTTTATCGACTCTGGATAATGGAAAATTTGTCAGAGCGCCTGATACAGCATTACTGGCACCGTACCAAAAGTCTACTGTATTTGCCTTCCAGAAAAACATGCGAGTTTTAAATACGGCGACGCCGACCAGCTCACTGATGGTGGTTCCGGTCCATGCCGGCAGTGTCATCGTGGTTCCATCCCATGATCGCGGGTCATCGGCGCCATTTACAAATTGAAGCACACCGTTAAAGTTCGCCCACTGCCAACGATTATTCGTGTATGGCGCCCCGGCGTCTGATATATCTGTCGCTGCGCCGGCTGCTGTTGCATTGTATAGCTTATTATTTGCAGCCGCGATTAACTGCCTGGTCGTTCCTGACTGATATTCTGCGATGGTTTCCACGGCGCCAGTACCCATTCCGGTGGCATGTGACGTATATCCAGGTCTAACACTTACCTTGCCCTCGGACGGGAAAAAATTATCCAGCACAATGGCGTCTGTGATGGCCATCGAGTCGAGCGCATCACGTGTGTTTATTCCACCGTATGGGGATTGCAGGGCGACAGGCTGCGTGGTTTGCGATGCACGGCGCCTTTGGGTCGCTTGCTTTAGTGCTCGTCCTCGCACTGGCTTACGATCCGTATCCAGTATCTGGTACGTTACAGGTAGTCAATAATGAGATTGGTGCTGGTCCGGTCAGGCTGAGTTCATCGCCACCGGTATCACGACCGATTGCATTGGCAAGTTCGTCCTCGTATTCCATTTTTTCTTCGAGGTAATCCAGGCCGAGTCGGTTCAGGATGCGCCATTTCAGGCCAAGCCGATATATAAATTCATCGAGTACGATGGTGTCGGTGTCCTGTAGCCATTCTGACTGTGATGTGCCGTCGCTTTTCTGGCACCATCCATTGGACATATATTCATACACCAGCGTTTCGCCTGAGTCTGGTGGTGTTGGGTCAATATAGAATTTTTTGCCTGTACCGTCCAGGTTAGCTATGCGCCAGCGTCTGCGTGTGGTTGCTGTGTCGCCGAGTACAGATGATTTATATATCTGCCATTGGCGTGGGTTCAGCGGTCCTCGCATCTCCCAGTAATTGTTTCGATCCCAGAGGGTATCATCAATCAGGTATTTATAATCCGATGGCAGTGTGTATCCTGCTTGGCCTGCCACCGTGGTGAATGTATTTTCACGAATAAGGTCAACCCAGCCTGTGGGCGAGGCCCTGGCCATAGACTCGCCCTGGTCCTGTGCAGCAGCCAGCATCTGGCGTGCGGTTTCTGCACTGTTACCTATGATCGCGTTCGGTTTTGCGATACCGCTTGCGTTGGCGACATGCTGACACATTTGTAGGAGAGTCTGGGCCATAGCTATTACTCTTAGTTTGTTGCTGCCTTACTGGCTGCTGTTTTTGCTTTCGGCTTTTTCAACTTTGCAATGTCTGCTTTTTGCGTACCGATTACCTGGCTCTGTTCGTCAACCTTTGCTTGCAGTTCCATCATTGCCTGGTTGGCGCTGCTGAGACTCGTTTCCATGTTAGCGATGGTTGCCTTTGTGCCTTCAAGCGCCATGGCCTGTGTATCGATCAGCATCTTGTTCTGGATGAGACGATCCTTTAGGTCCTTCACTTCTGCTGGATCCGCGCCTGGCTCGTTGGATTTGATCACGTCGTGTGCTTCCTCAAGCTGGCGTTTCAGATCGATTACTTCCTCACTGAGTCGCTGGTTGTCTGCTGCGTAGTGCTGTGGCGCTGCCTGGTTGGCTGCTGTTTCGATGTAGGCGTTGGCTTTCTCGCGCAACTGGTGACCGCCAAGACCGTAGTTGGCTACCTGGTCATCGGATAAGCCGGCCAGCATTTCCACGGTCATGATACCGAGTGATTTGAGGTCTGCCACCTGGTCGGTTCCAAGCTGCGCCCACTGTTCAAGTGGTGTTCCTTGCAGGGGCATTTTGTTGCCACTTTTGAATGCCTGGTACGGTTCAGGCCATCTGCGCTTATCAATATCACTGACTTTGCGTGAAACTTTGGAGTTGCGATCACCTGCCACGATAATTTCAACCCATTCGACCTGGTCGTGTACCGGGCGTCCGGCTTCTTCTGATTTTGCTTTGTTTTGTATGGGCCGGTGGAAAAACTTCGGCCACACGCCGCCATTCTGTGCTGCTTTGGCGACGTCGGGAATTTGTTCACTGTCCAGCATTCCTGGGATTATATTCGCTGAATCGAGTGCTTGTTGTTCAAGTGCTGTGGTCATGGGTGGTCCTCTTTTGAATGAAAAAAAACGGAGCTGCCGGTCAATTAGCTGTCGCGGTTTGCCCCGTTTTTTTGTTACTGCCTATTACTGCCTATTACCAGGGGAAGTCGCAGACGATCTCGTTTGCTGAGATGTCATCTGCATAAGCGCATACGGCATCTGTTACCAGGCCAGATACGTCCAGCGACCCGTCAGCCGATCCGACAGGAGTCAGCGCGTTACCGTCTGCGCCTGCTGTCAGTGCGATTGTCAGGGTTGCTGGCCCTTTGATCTGGAACCAGGCGTACTCGCCGTCTGCACACACGACCTGTGCCACACCAGCGCCGAGATTGACGCTGTCTGATAGGTCTGATGTGCAAACATGGCCATTGTAGCCTGATGCCAGATAATAATAGGCGACTTCGCCGACGACGGCTGACGCGCCGGCAGTGCCGGTGTCATATTGCAGGTATTTATATACCTTGCCGTCATCATCGATGCCATGGGTTCCGGGCGTGAACTGCGGTGTTGAGTTCGCAGCTAGGCTCGGGTCGATTCCAATCATTTGATACATGATCTATTCCTCGTATTGAGTTTAAGTTTTAGCCTGTTGCCCGATTACTCGTGCATCACACCCTGTACGAACGCATTGGAGATCGTCATGTTACCGGCGAAGGCCATCAGTTTCACAACGGCGTCTTGATTCGTTGCGAAGCGGGCAGGGATCAGCGGTACCATGTTGCGATCGGCATGCGGACGGAAGTGGATGTAATCGCAGTTCAGCATGTACATGTGGCTTGCTGGAGCGTTGCCGCCATAACCGCCATCGTACACCACTGGTGCGCCCATGAAGTCCAGGGTCATAAATCCTGACGCGCCAACACTGGTGTTGGTGATACGTTGGATTGACTGCAGTGCTTCCCAGTAGAACTGGAAGTACTTGTTGTCAGCGATAATCAGATCGGGGTGATCTGTACCACGTGAACAACGCAGCCACAGGGTGTTCATGTATTTCTGGATGTTTGTTGCTGATGTAGCAGCGCCTTCCACGGATGCATCCAGCAATTGGTTCTGCCAGAAGGACCAGGTTGCGCGATCGATACCACCCACGGTTCCTGTGGTTGGATCATCGGCTACCAGTAGCTGTAAACCACCGACCTGCTTGCCACCGTCTGCAGTACCGTCTGAATACATATCGGCTGACATGTTGTTCTTGAAGGTGCGCTCGGCGTTACCGACTCGGCTTTCGACCAGTTCGATGATGCGATCTTTGCCTGCATTCTGGAGTTCTTCCAGACCAGAGCATGTGATTGCTACAGCTGCCTGCTTGTAGTTGAACTCAGCTGCCGTGAACACATCGGATGGACTGATGTTCAGGGTTTCATAGCCGGAGTAGCGTTTGTATGTGCTGTTTTCAGCGTATTCGAGTTCCTGGTAGATTACTCGACCGCCGGTCACGGTGCGGATCTTATCCTTGCGTGATAGGTGGTCCAGGATCGCATTGTTTTTTGAGACGTTATCGGCCAGTTTCCCGGTGCGAGATTCCAGCGTTAGCGCCATTACTTCTGATACGTTCGGGGATGCCATTTTCAGTGTCCTCCACTAATATTCGTTATACCCGGTCGACGCTTTCAAGTTTTTCAAAAGCTGCAGCGACGTCCTGGCCTAACGAGGCATTTTTATTTCCATCACCACCACCGCTTGAGTTCACGTCGGTTGACGGCTTCACGGTTGATGATGCGCGTTTTGCCTTATTGGCTTTTTTCCGTTTATTTTCGGCTCGCTGGCGATCCTGATCTTTCTTTTTAGCATCCTCTGCTTGGCGCTGGGAGGACAGTTGCTTTTCACGAGTCGACGGGTTGCTCCATACTGCCTGTTCATAGAAAGTCTGTAAATCGATGGGCTTTCCCTGTGTTCTGGCTACCGCTGCTATCTGTGCGATGTCACCTTCGAGCTCTTCGAAGAATGGTCGTTTCAGATTGCCTTGATCGTCAGCTTCTTTGGCGAAGGCTTCGATTTTATTTACAGCTTCCTGTTGTGCCTGGGTCATGACTGACTGGCTCAGAGTGGAGACTTGTTGTTGCAGCTGTTCAATAACTGGGTTCGTCTGCCCGTTCTCGTTGCTTCCATTATCCGTTTGGTAGGAATCTGAGCCTTGGCTCTGGGATCCCGCGAGTGCGACTAAATCAACTTTGTACGTCTGCGCCAACTGTTTAATAGCATTTTCTGGCCGAGTGTTCAACATATTTTCTGCAGCAGCCCAGCGTTGGATTACCTGGCCTTCGGTCAGGTTGGCCTGTTGCATGGCTGCTTTGAATGGCGCCATCACCTGTGCTACTGGTTCGTATGTCTTTGTAAACTCCGCAGTTTCCTGTGATTTTTGGGTTAGATGCCCTTCCATTTCTTTGTGCCGGCGGAGTAAGAATTCCTGCGCTTCTGGCGATTGTTTGGAAAACATCTCTTTGTCTTTTTCAGCCCAGTGGTCTGGTACTGTTTTGGAAGATGTGTCGGCATCGGTGTTGTCATCACCTGTTTCGTCATCCTTGCCGGCTTCGTCATCCCCGCCAGTATCTTTGTCGGTATCGCCGGTTCCGTCACCATCTGGATCGTCATCTCCCGTTCCACCTGTTTGAGTATCTGCATTATCGTCGACGTTTGAAGTGTCGCTCCCGTCGGTGTTATCACCAGTATCGTCTCCGGCTTCATCGTCGTCACCTATGTGGTTGGTATCGTCTGTTTGTTCAAGGGATTCGTATGCTTGAGCTACGTCGCTGCTGACGGAGTCTACAACTTCATCCATGTTGTCATCGGTATTATCTTGCTGGTCTGGTTTCATGGTGGTCCTCTATTTTTGCTGGTTGATTAAATTGTTAACTACGATAAGACTTCATACGCTTGTTTGACCGCCTCGATACGCTCTTTTTTATCATCCTTTGGTGGTCGGTGGAATTCCTTTTTCGCTTCATCGATGTTGTCGGTTCCGATCTCCTCGTATCCATGCTCTGCCAAGTGTTGCCTGTGATGCGATCGGCCACGGATCCGCTCACCAGTGATGGTTGATCGGTATGGCTGTATGTCCTCGATCACCGCTGATGGCGATATCACGCGCTGGGTGTTAACGCACCCACACTGCCCACATGGTTCGCTTTTTGGGTTTTTGGTATATTCAGACACGGTCTTGAACTCTTCAAATTCACGACTGCATCGTTTGCATTTATATTCGTACATTGGCATGGTCGGTCCTCCTGCCTGGTTATGTTACCTGGTGTTCTTCACGCCTGAACTCCATATCCTGCTGATGCTCTTCAGCGCTTTGCACCATCTCCTGTTGATGTTTTTGCTGGTCGAACTTCAGGTCCTGTTGTTTTTCCACGAGTGCGAGTTGGCCCTTCTTGGTTTCGGCTGCAGCACGCGGATCCTGCTGCGGTGGCTGCTGCTGTTTCTGTTTGTTCTTCTCAGAGATGCGGTCGATGGCGCCCTGCATGGAGTCCTCGAGTTCCCGGCCTGCACGGAATCCACGGATGCCAAACATTAGCATCTCACCCATCACGTCGGTAAATTCTGGCTCGATCTGTACGAATTTGATGGCCTGCTCCATAAATCGGCCGGAAGCAGTCAGGAACTCAGAGCGTGATTTTTTCTCCTCATTTTCATTTGGCTGGATGGTGCTATCGGTTTCAATACTGATCCGGTACCGGCGCATCGGGTCGTTTTTCAGCAGTTCATAGGCATCGTCTGATAACAGCATCCCAGACATCAACTGGATGGTTTCTTTGTCGAACTGCTCACAGATGATTTCTGCTTTCAGGCGGATCAGGTCGCGTGCTGCCCTGGCCACTTTGTTCTGTTTATCCTGCAGTCGCATGCCGGCAAACCGGCCCTTGATCTGCTGTGCTGCAGCTGTTTCTCTGGCATCTGATGCGCCACGGACGATATCTGATATGCCGGTGAGTTCGTACATGTCCTGTTTGACGGCTTCACGATGCGAGTACAGCCCGGTCAGCACTGACTGGACCTCGGTTATTGGCAGCCAGCTGATGGCGCCCTTGATTCCGCCTTTGTCTGCGAATGCTGACCATGATTCCACCGGGATCAGCTTGTTCTCGTTGTCGGTTGTTAGAACTTTCTGCAGGCCTACGTTGTTTTTGTCGTACACACCGGCCAGCTTCAGCGCTTTCGCCAGCAGGTTAATGCGTGCCGTCAGGGTGTTCAGTTCTCGCGCCTGGTCCTGGTACATGTAGTACTCGGGGATTGGCTCCATGGCGCCGTTTGTCTGGACCATGGTGAGCGGCTCATTGCATGGGAAAAACTTGGCGAAGTTGATTGGCGGCTCGCCCTGGTCCAGTGGTTTATCGTAGTCTTTGACTATCCAGATCACCTCGCCGCCAATGCGATCCCAGATCTCCCAGACTTCAGCACGCTTGAACATGTCGAGCACTTCATCGTCGAGCGTTTTGGCGTCAGCATCCTTCGATATTCGGTTCAGCGGGATCTTGTCGACTTCCTCCGCGCCCAGGCTTTCGTCGAACCGTTCATGCAGTGCTTTTCGGTCCATCTCGGTGCGGAACGATACCCATGGAACCTCGGCCCATACCTTGGCTTTGCCCATTCGGAAGTCCTTCCAGTAGACGTATCGGCATTCGGTGTATTCATACTCGACCACGTCCTCCATGGTGTATGGGCCGTCGTCGTCATGCTCGACACCCTCTGCGTATTTTGGTATTGGTTCCTGCTCGATAATGTCACCGAAATCATCGATCTCTGGATCCGGGTATTCGTAGTCATCAGGCTCCGCTTCGAACCGCTCCTGTTTCATGATCGGCACGTATTCTGCCTTGGCAATGCCGCGGCCTGGCAGTTGATAGTCCTCGGTCAGCTGCATCATCAATCCATCGAAGTCGTATTCATCCAGCGAGTACTCCAGCGCCCGTTCGAGTGCCATGGCCCCTTCTAGCGTATCTTTTCTGAGTTTTTCATGTTCCTGCCATTGAGCGATGAGTTGCTGTTGCTGCTCTGACGGCATATTCTGGTCGATCTCTGGTTTTTTACCGCGGTCTTTATTGCGGCGGTCGACCATGGGCTTTGGCTTGCGAGAGTACAGGGCCGGCTTGATGGTTTCAGTGTTGCTCCACAAAATATTGTATTTCGTGTCGGTTTTTTCTGCGCTGGTGCGTTCATCACGGTACCGCTGAACGGTTTTTGCTGCACGGCCCATCCAGGTATGCTCGTTCTTCCCGGCAATTCGCAGTTCTTCCTTCCATCTGGAAACCACATCAACTGGTTTCGTGCCGAAGCTTTCTTCGATAGTTTCTACGCTCTGATCTACACCTTGGCCTTGTTCGTTCATGTGTTTTCCCCAGATCAGATGCGATCCGATTTTTTTCTGTTATTCGAGGTTGTATCCCAGAGTTCGTTCATTGTCAAATCCTGCACCGTTCCCATCGGTGGCTTTTCCTTCGGTTTTGGCTTTGTTATCGGCCTGGACATGCATGCATACCGGATCTCGTCTGGTGCGTGATCCTCAGATGCTGTATCGACGTCCTCTGCATTGTGCTCATCGTGCTGCAGTGCCGGCAGGGTTCTGATCGTTGCCAGGCATGTGTCCATGAAGTATATCATCGGAATGCCGTCCTCGTTTCCTTTCAGGCGCCAGCGCAGCTGATCCCACCCTGGTATGCGCTTATTATCTGCCCGGTAGAACGGCAGCGCTCCGTGCGTGGCAGTGTACATGCGTTCGGCTATCGATGGTCCACCGTCCTGGGCGAATGCTGCTGGGTCCGACACATCGTTGCTGAAATTAAAATCACCGCTGCGTTTAACGATCCCGATACCAACGTCCTCTGCTGTGAGTTTCAGACCGACGTTCGGCTGGCCTTTTTTCTGCCCGTACCATTCCCGGTACCGGATCATGGCTCCGCGTGGTATCAAGTATCCGTGGTCTGGATGCTCGATCGTGCCATCACTGACCGCCCAGAATCCACAGGAGAATGGCTTGGCGCTACCCCAGTCAAATGACCTGAACCGCTGCAGGTATGCCGGCAGGTCTATCCGGGTCATGATGTGGCGCTCTTTTCTGAATTCATCGAAGTATGCGCCGTCGATAACATCCCAGTCACCATCGAGCCAGGCCCTGACCAGTTCTTCTGATCCGGCCAGGTGCAGGTTCGCCACATAGCCTGGGTCGTTCAGCATGAGCAGCTTGTTGTCCTGCAGTTTGCTCGGGATGAACACTCGGGTGGTGGTGATCTGAATATCCCTGATCATCATCGTTTCTGGATCCACGCCTGGCACGGTCATGGTTTCCTCGAGTGGCAGATATCCGTTCGGCTGTGGATCGATATAGCGTGCCTTCACCCACTGGTGTCCTGGACCGCCTGGGTTGCCGGTTGCCATGAATTTTGTATCGACACCGGCGTGGGCATTACGCAGCGTGGCCCTGAGTTTATTGATCGGGCTTGGGTTCGCCCAGTTGGTTAGTTCCTCGAAGTAGATCCTGGTGTAGCTGTGGCCCTGGTACTTCTGAGCATCATCATCGCGTTCGAGCGATCGGAACTTAAGCCTGGCCCCGCCGGGCATGATGAAGGTCTTTGCCTGGGTTTTGTAGACGGCACCGATTGGTTCGTATATCTGTTTGGCACGTTCGATCGCTTCCTCGAGCTGCGTTAGGGTTTTCCGGAAAAATACCCCGATCGCCCACCGTCCGTGCATGGCTGCATGCTGCGCCCATTCACCCAGCATGCCATCGGTCTTGCCACCGCCCCGCGCACCGCCGAAGAATATCTCATCGAAGGGACAGGCAAGCAGCGCTGATTGAGGTCCACTTTGTGGCCTCCAGGCAACTAGTGCTCCTTCTGGGAGGGAAGTGCGGTAGGTTTGTGTTGGGAGACCCATGCGTCTGCTGATTCTGCTTTGGCTTCACCGACGATGAAGTATTTGTGGGTATCACCGACTGGTTCGGCTGGGTTGTTACTCCATCCGGCGACGTTGTTCATGAAGTATTTGACTGCATTGATGCAGCTGTTGTGGATTTTTTCTCCATTCACTGCTCTCATCAGCGTGGTTGTGGCGATGGCGATACCTTTGGCCTTTCCTCGGTCTATCGCTGCCTGTACGCCTTGCTGGTCCTCACGACGTCGCTCCAGAGTGTCCTGGCTGATGTCGAGCGCAGCAGCTATTTGGGTATAATTCATACCCTGTGCGGCCATGATCTCGATTCTATCGAGATCGATGGTGATCATGGCTATTCTGTTTTTGCCTGGGCCTTCATTCATGCAGCCTTTCCGAATGCTTTACCGGTGCTCTCGAGTATGGCCTCCTGGCCTGTGTAGTCCTGCCACCGGTTGACGATAACATCAGCGTAGCACGGATCCAGTTCGATGGTCACGCAGCGACGGGTGTATTTTTCGCAGGCCATCAGCGTGGTACCGCTGCCACCGAACGGATCCAGGATAGTTTCGTTACGGCCGGAACTGTTTTTGATCATCCTAGCGACCAGTTCGACCGGCTTCATGGTCGGGTGTAGCTTTGATATTGCTGGCTTGTCCTCCCGCAGAATGGTCATTTCATCGCGCAGTTCCTGGAAGAGCTTGACCAGGTCTTTTTTCTCCATGGATTCGAGATCTGCTGCATCATCGAATATGGTGCTGTTACTGAAGTTTCCGTGCCAGTGGTGTGGGCCGGTTGCCTTCCAGCCGTACAGGATCGGTTCGTGCTGCCACTGGTAGTCCTGTCGTGACAGGGTGAAGTGGTGCTTTACCCAGATTAAGCATTGTCTTATGGACCAGCCGGCGTCATCCATTGCCACCCGGAAGCTGGTCGAGTAGCTTTCGCTGTGTGCGACGTAAACCGCACCGCCGTCTGCTGTGTGAACCAGTGCGTTCTTCATGGCGTTGACCAGCAGGCTCATGAATGCTCCGTCGTCCATGTTGTCGTTCATGATCGATGCGCCGGCATCTGAGTGGTAGTCGATGTTGTATGGCGGGTCGGTCCACACCATATCGGCCTTGTCATCGCCGAGCAGTTTGACGTATGTCTCTGGATCCGTGCTGTCTCCGCATATCAGCTTATGATCGCCCATGATCCACACGTCGCCGACGGCGCTCACAGGGTTTTTCGGTGGTTCTGGCGTGGCGTCTGGGTCTGTGGTTCGATTTCTTGTTGCCGGGTTGAGCAGTTTGTCTATCTCGAGGGTGTTCAGTGCGGTCAGGCTCAGATCGTAGTTTGCGATGTCCAGCTTTTCCAGTTCGATGCCGAGTTTCTCCAGATCCCAGCTGCTGTCCTCACCGGTCCGGTTGTCGGCTATTCGATATGATCTTGCCTGGTGTGTTGTCAATTTGTCAGCCACCACGACCGGTACCTTTTTCAACTGCAGGCTTATTGCTGCCTCGAGCCTGGTGTGGCCCACGATCACAACCATCTGTTTGTCGACGACGATCGGTTGCTGGAAGCCGTATTCTCGGATGCTATCAGCTACCTTGCTGATGGCTTTTTTGTTTTTGCGTGGGTTATTCTCGTAGGGGAGTACTTTGTCGATGGCGACGATCTTTATTTTCATACTGTGGTCCTCAGTTGTTGAGGCATTTGTACACCACTTCCATGTGGTGTGTCAATTTCGTGCTTAAAACAGAATGTCATGGAGCGACCGGATTTGATCGCGCATCCGGTTGCATTGCTCCTGTAATTCGTCGGTTCCCATGGTCAGCACATCAGACAGGCACGGTTCTGGTCTGATTTGCGCGACCTTTGCGTCTGACTGGCTGACTAAACTTGGCGGGTCGATATCTTCGCCACGTATTTTACTGAGCAGCGCCTGCAGTTCATCGGCCACGTTTTTTACGTGCTTGAACTGTGCCTGCAGAGCTATGTGTTTTTCCATTCTGGCCGTTGTGCCACATGCTGTGTTTTTTTCTGGACCCATGATTGTTTCCTCTTTTCTGTTATGGAAGGGTTTTTGTGGTTATTTATTAATCGCCTGATTCTGAGTCTGGCGCGTCATCTTGTTCTTCAGCGTCAGGCTCATCGACCAGCGGTGCGAGCGCTCCTACGATTGCCGAGAATAAGAAGTCCTTGGCTTGTTGCTCCATCGGCAGTTCAATAAACGGCACGATGCATGGATGTGTCCTTTTCTCCGGATCCTTCACTTCGCCGTACACCCAGCCGTCCTTCTCTTTTTGCTCGAGCCAGCTTTCATGCGATGCGCTCGGGTCAGCGTTCGGATTATTCAGGTTAAATCGCACGCCCAGTATGGCTGATTCTCGCTGCCAGTCTGGTGCTTTCACCCAGCGTTCCTGGGATGTATCGCCAAGTGCCTCGCACAATGCACGGTTTGCTTCATGGCAGATGCCTGCTAGTTGCTGTAGTTCCATTTTTGGTCCTCCTGGGACGTTAAGGCGTGAAGGTTCACGCTGTTTGAAGTTGTTTAAAAAGTTTCTGATCCAGATGTGCATGATTACCATTGACCTCCGAAAGGTGTTTGTCCTGGGTTGCCCCTGATGTGTTGCGACGTTATTTCGAATGCCTGCGTGATCCGCTTGCTGGCCCCGGTGTCGCGGTAGTGATTGACTTCATCGAGTGCGCCCTCATTGGCTGCCAGTTCGGCCTCCAGGCTATCGATGTTGGCTTTGCCCATCTCTACTTTTTGCTGCAGCAGGTTTTCGAACAGGTTTGGCTTGTCGTCGTCGCGCTTGACCTTCCCCTGGACTTTGTATAATTCTTTGAGTACCAGCTGGATTGACGTGATGCCGTTTTTCAGTTCCTTCACCCTGGTTTTTATTTGTTCGTTCACATCGTGGACCACATCTCCTTCGAACCGGCCCTGCATCATCATCTGCAACGAGTTTTGTTCTTGCACGTGATTGAGCATTTTATCGATCGCCTTCATGAATGCCTGCAGGACGATCTGCGTCACCGGATCATTGCCTGCCTGGTTGTGTTCACCGGTGGCGTCGTATCGTTTGCGCTTCTCTGGATCTGACAGCACTTCGTATGCGTGCTTGATGCGCTGGAATGTTTCCTTGTCACCGTTGGCCCTGTCTGGGTGGTATTTGTGGGCCAGGCGCTTGTAGTGGTATCTGATGGTGGCCGGGCCACAGTCTTTGGCGACTTCCAGGATCTCGTACAGGTTTTGTTCAGTCATTTCGGTTGGTCCTCAGTAAAAAAATACTAATACTATTGTAAATGCCACCACGACTATCGCTATGGAAAAGTAGAATATTACATCGCGATTATCTCGGTCATAATCAGTCATCAGTTATCCCTCGGTTGACCAGCATCTGCTTAACTAGTGGGTGCAGCGCCGGCCCGTTGTTCTCGAGTTCCAGCCTGGACAGAATAATATCGTGAATATGCCCATGCTCATCGATGATCTGCGTTGTGAAGTGGTCTGATTGCGGTAGCACGCGCTGCTGATCGTGCAGCCTGGAGATCACGCAGCCTACTTTGTCATCCAGCTTCATCTTTCACTCCGAGTGGGTCTGGTCGCTTAGTAACGCTCTTTGCTGACGGCTTGAGTCCTTTCCCGCATGCATCACATTTTACGCTCTCAAATGGAACAATCGGTGTTCCATCGGTGTGGAGCGCGTCTCTGGCTGACAAAACGTCTTCTTCATCTGGCTTATTTTTGAGAAAAAATGCAGCGCCAGTGCAGTATTCGCATCGGTAGTAGTACGGATACTCTACGATCGGAACGTTGGTTATCGGTATGCTCACTTGATTTTCTCCATCGCATATTCCCTGATTTCATCGATCACCTGCGACACGTCCTTGCCTGCATCATTGGTGTCTTGCTCCTGAATGCGCTCTTTCATGTGATCAATTGTGCAGCATATTCTCAGCACCTTTTCAGGCTCTGTCTCCGCCATCTCTTTGAGCATCGCCAGCTGCAGGGTTGCCATCTCGATTGGTATCCGATTCATTGTTTCCTGGCTCCAGGCAGCTGGGTGGTCAGGTCGATCGGTGACGCTTTCTTTGCGTGCGCGATTGTTACCTTGCCGTGGGCCAGGAAGTTCACCAGGTCCTTTCGCATGAAAAACCAGCCATGCTCTGTTTCCGATCCCTTGATGGTGATGAGTACTTCCATCTCACCGGTCGCCTGGTTCGGTGACATTTGAAGTTTGAGTTTTGATTCGTCTGTTAATTCAGCCATTACGGTTTAACCTCGATATTTAGTTTCATAAAATCATTCAGGCTCTTTATCCTGGACTCGTAGAACGATGTTTTTGCGCGAAGGCTGGCGATTTCGTTGACCATCTCTCTGAATTTAGGTCCTTCCTTGGCTGCGTATTTAATCATTTCTTTCCAAAATTCTGGGGTTTCTCCGTGGATACACGTTAGCATTCCTTCTGCGGATGAGTATGGGTCTATTGATTTTTCTGAATCTACCATGGTGGTCCTCCGATGGTGTTTTTTATCGTGCGGTGTACGGTTCTGAGCATTATCCGCCCATTACCCATAAAAGTCACCCTGTTTTTATGCATTGGTTTCACGTGGGACGTTTGATCCGCTTACCAATCGTTTGGCAAGTTTCAGCATTCCGGCCTTATCGATTTTGTTCACATCGACTTTTTGTCGTATCCGCATAAACTCGATACCGTCTCCGCGCCACTGTATGCCTCTGTCTCGCATTGCGACCAGTTCAGCCTGCTCACTATGCCTGAGCCTGTAAAAAATCTTGAGGCAGTCAGCCAGGCGCTCCTGATACGGCAAATGCCAGCCTTTTTTGGTTTTCATGTCAATTTCGTGCTGCATACGTGGTTCGAGGAATTTTATCCACCAGTGTGCAGCCTGCTCTGGATTGGTTGGCACGCCTCTTGGTTCGCCGCAGTTGGACGCTTGCCTGTTTTCGATAATTGCTATCAATCGGTCTGTGTCGCTGGGTTTCTCTGTTTTCTCAGGTTTGACGTCGTTGTCGTCAATGCCTGCGAGCAAGTCATCTGTCATGGTAGTTTCCCTCGATTATTTTTATTACATTGGTTTGGTTGATCAGAAAGTCGATACCGGCGATGAATGTTTTTCTGCCTGGTGCTGGGTGTACCTTGCCGGTCAGGAAGTCTGATTTTTTTACATATTTAAAATATTTTTCCCAGGATTCAATGCTTTTGATCTCGTTTTTCCATCGTGCTCTGATGTGGCTTTTTCTGGTTGTTGAGAGTGTTGCTATCTGTGGGTGATCACTGAGTATTTTGTGGTAAAGATCGACGATTTTCTGGTACGGAACTTTCTTATTTTTTTCGCCAGTGTTGACATAAGCTTTTCCCTCTGTATTTGCTTCTGTATTTGTATTTGTATCTGTATGGTTCGTCTG